GATAATCGCCGTATTCTTAACGAGCTTCAGCGGTATAGTGTTGGTGGTACAATTGATAAAGGTCTTCTTGCATCAGTTTCCGATGTGCAGTTGACTGAGTTAATTAACTCACTAAAGGTCAAAGATTTCTCTACTGCACGTAAGTGGGTCACCAATAACTTGGATAACGATCCAGTGAGAATCTTTAGAGTAATCTATGATAAACTATATGATGTTTTAAAACCAAATTCGGTGCCTCAAATGGTTTTGATTCTAGCTAAGTATCAATATCAGGCAGCATTTGCAGCTGACCATGAAATTAATTTAATGGCATGCATTACAGAATTGATGGTGGATTGTGAGTTCAAATGAAACCATTCGATTATGTAGATATCATTTTACACAAGAAAGTGGCAGACGAAGATTTTACTATTGATGATTATATTCCTTTTCTCACTAATAGGTCTTTGTCTTATCACCAAGACTGTATACTTTATGTTAATGAATTAAATATTAAACCCAATATTGACAAGGATTTACAATACCAGTATCTTCTAAATACTATCAGGCCTATGAAGCGAAAGTTTATGCCATGGCAGAAAACAAAGGCCATTGAGAATATTGAATGTATAAAAGAGTTTTTTGGTTACTCAAACCAAAAAGCAATGGATGCTTTGAATATTCTAACTGATGACCAAATCGCTGAAATAATAATAAAAACAGAAAAAGGCGGAGTGAAAAAGTAATGATAGATATTAAAGACTTGGTAGAAGTAACATTGAATGAAAGTGATGATTTTCTAAAAGTTAGAGAAACATTAACTAGAATAGGTGTAGCATCAAAAAAAGATAAAACACTATTTCAATCTTGCCATATACTGCACAAAAAAGGACAATATTATGTGGTTCATTTCAAAGAACTATTTGCACTTGATGGAAAACCCACCGACATTACCGAAAACGACCTATCTCGTAGGAATGCTATTGTTAAATTGTTGGAAGATTGGGAACTTGTTAAAGTTGTCCGCAAAGAACAAATAGAAGAACCTGCACCCATTTTCTTATCACAGATAAAGATATTATCTCACAAAGAAAAAAGAGAGTGGCAATTAGTACCGAAATATAATATCGGAAAGAAGCCACAAGTAGTATAAATACTAATATAATTATGGTGCCGTGCTCTCTGAGGCGGCAATTTTTTAACTTGCTTTTTAAAGGAGTCTATTATGACAAGCTTACTATTTCCTAAATTGGATCACTTTATGATTGGTTTTGATGACACTATCAATATGTTGCAGTCTGCAGCAAAAGATATTCAGAAATACACACCATCATATCCTCCATACAACATCAAACAAGTCAAAGAAAACAAGTATGTCATTGAGATGGCAGTTGCTGGTTTTTCTAAAACTGACATTGAAATTACCCTTGAAGGTAATAAGATGATTGTTAAAGGATCCACAAAGGATGATGAAGATGAAACTTATCTACACAAAGGCATTGCTAACCGTGCTTTTGAACGCCAATTCACATTAGCAGATAAGGTAGAAATCAAAGATGCCGAAATCGTTAACGGTATGTTGCGTGTTTGGTTGGAAAACATGATTACTACACAAAATGCCATTAAGAAAATTGGCATTAAAACTAAGGATGCTTAACTGGTGGCCAGTTTCCGATGAGGAATGGGAACGACTAAACTATCCAGATAAATTCCTACCAACTAAGTAATCCTAGAGGCCTCTTGACAGGCCTCTTTTTTTGACTTATAATAACTATATTATGAAGAAATCTAATCAACCCAAATTAATCAAGGTTCGTAACAAACTGAACCGTGAAGAAATCTATTGGACTTTCCCTGGAGAGACCAAAGATATTGACGGAGTGACATTTATTCCAGTTATTAAGAATGTTGGAATACGTGAGACACCACATTGGATGCGTAAAGATATTATGGAGCAAGTGAAATGATTTTAGATAAACACTTTGAAAAACTAAACAAAAGACCTTTTGATCCTGCAAATAAGGCTGACTTGGAAGTATTTAAAAAGTTCCTAGAAACTGGTCGTTGGGGTGTCAACGGTTGTCCTTTTGTTTTGACATGGCCTTATCTTACTGTGCCTGATATGATTAAGGATAAAGTTACCAAACATATTCTTAAAGTAACCGATACGGTATGAAAGAGAAGTTTTTAAAATACTTCATGGATATTGCTGAGAGAACGGCAGAGTTATCCTCAGCAAAAAGACTACAGGTCGGTGCCATTGTGGTCAAGGAAGACCGAATTGTGTCGATTGGATACAATGGTATGCCTGCTGGTTGGACCAATGTTTGTGAAGATGAAGATTATAAAACCAAAGCTGAAGTCATTCATGCAGAAGCAAATGCAATTTCAAAACTGGCAAAGTCTACCGAATCTGGTAATGGTGCTGTCATGTTTTTGACACATGCACCTTGCATAGATTGTGCAAAGCAGATATACACGGCAGGCATAAGTAAACTATACTACAGGAGTTCGTATAAGTCTACTGATGGTGTCGTGTTTCTTAACAACTGTAACATAGAGGTAGAACAAATATGATTCACTGGGGTAAACATCTCGTCTTGGATGCTAGAGGATGCAATATTGAAAAGGCAAACGATCCAGAATACATCAAAGAATTTACCAAAAAACTGGTAAAAGTAATCGATATGGTTCCATATGGAGAACCGCAAGTGGTACATTTTGCGGATGGTGGCGACAAAGCTGGTTGGACAGTCATTCAATTGATTGAAACCTCCAGTATTGTGGGACATTTCCTAGACCACAATGGTGATTTGTACTTAGATGTATTCTCATGTAAGGAATTCTCTGCCATGACCGTCCAAAGTCTCTTGGAAGAATGGTTTAAACCAGAATTATGTTACATGAATACTATAATGAGAGATGCCAGAATCGGTTCTAAGGCTGATTTTTGGGTGAAAGGTGTTCAAAAATTCTAAATAGCTAAGGAGTGTCATCGGGTCAACTAATTACAGGAGATTTCAATGCAGATTAAAGTGTTTAATTGTCCCGATAAAAATTTCAAACCTATTGTAGAAAGAGCAGCATCTTTCTTTGCCAAAGAATTAATACCAAATACCAGAATCCGTAACCGTTGTTTTACCAGAATAAGATTTGATGGTAAACTAGAAGAATATGGTTATGCAAGTATTGAAGATTACAATACCAGAAACCAACCTAGAGATTTTTTAATTGAAGTGCATCCTGGTATTGGTTCAAGAGCCATATTGTCAACAATTGCACATGAGATGGTTCATGTGAAACAATATATAGAGGGTGAGCTTAATGAAGAAATGTCTTACTGGAAAGGTAAGAGAGTTAATTCAGATAAGATGGAATATTGGACTTCACCTTGGGAAATAGAAGCTCACGGTATCGAAATTGGTTTAATAACCAAGTTTGCTTCAAGTGAATGTTTATGGGACGTACTAGAAGGGTTTAGTGATCCTTCTGTACCAATTGTTTCTACACCTATTAAATGGAAAAGGAAAAAGTGAATGAGTTATGTTAACTGGGAAAAAGGCACCTATGGTGCAAATGCCGTTGAAGTATTTCAATGGGGTGAAGGTGCCAAATGTTACTTTGGTAAATACTGCTCAGTTGCTGACAGAGTAAAAGTATTTCTTGGTGGTGACCATATGGTAAATTGGACATCAACCTATCCATTCAACAGAGCATCAACAACAAAAGGTGATATTCACATTGGCAATGATGTTTGGTTAAGTCATGGTGTCACGATTATGTCTGGTGTTACAATTGGTGATGGTGCTATTGTTGCAGCCAACTCACACGTTGTTAAAAACATAGAACCATATACAATCAATGGTGGCAATCCAGCAAAATATATTAGACATAGATTTGATGGCACAGTAACAGACCTACTATTGAAATTAAAATGGTGGGATTTACCTGATGAAGTGATTGAAGAAATCAAACCTATCTTGTGTGCACCACCTGATGTTACTAAATTATTGCAACTAGTTTTAAAATATAGAAGATAAATTGGATATATAATAACATGAATACAATAAAACACTCTTTTAACCAGCCCAATTATCACACAGATATTATTTGTGGTGATGAACCATGGCTCGTCAAAGGGGTTTGTATTAGTTAAAATTTAAAAGTTAAAACAAAAGTACACAACCCCACCCTAAAAAGTGGGGTTTTTTGTTGCCTTTTTACAACACACGTATTGACAAAGGTCATCGAACCATATACAATACACACATGTTCTTTAAAAATTAAAAGTAGTTTGTACCCTCTTAGCCAAGCTGGTAAGGCATCGGATTTTGATTCCGACATGCGGTGGTTCGAGTCCATCAGGGGGTGCCATACAAAAACACATTGCGTGGTATAAACGGCCAAAGGCTTTAGTTAGAGTCCATTAGTAATGTGTTTTTGTATGTTAACAAAAGGAGATTGATATGCCTAGTGTATTTCTTGTAAGTGACACACACTTCGGTCATGCTGGGGTGTGTCGTTTCACTGGTAAAGATGGCGTTACAAAGCTTAGACCATGGACTGATCCTGATGAGATGGATGAAGAAATGGTAAAGCGTTGGAACGAAAGAGTGAAGCCAACCGATAAGGTTTACCATCTTGGTGATGTGGTGATTAATCGTAAAGCTCTTAGCATTATGAAAAGGCTTAACGGAGATAAAGTTCTTATTCGTGGTAACCATGATATCTTTAGAGATGATGATTACCGCCAATACTTTAGAGAGCTTCGTGCTTATCATGTTATGAGAGGTATGATTCTTAGCCACATTCCACTTCATACAGATAGTATCGGTCGTTTTGGTACCAACATTCACGGTCATACCCATGACAGGCGTGTGATGAAAAATGTTTTTGGTAAACTAAGTCAAGAAATTGATATCAGATACCATTGTGTATGTGTGGAACAAACAGACTACACTCCTATTCTTTTTGAAGATGTTATTAAACGTATTCAAGCAGAAGGTGGTGAAGTTGATTTCAGACAGCATGGAAATAGAGCCATGTAAGGTTAGGTGCCAGAGCGGTCCAATGGAACAGTCTGCAAAACTGTAAAATCGTGGGTTCAAATCCCACCCTAACCTCCATTAATACTTGACCGGAAAAAAGTAATACTAAAGTATTAGGTTGCCAAAATCAGGAAACCTGTTACAATAGAGTCTTGTTCAGTTGATAAGGAAACAAATGAAGTCAAAGACAATTACATTGACGGAAAATCAATTTGATTTGCTTGAATCAATGATAGCTGAAAATGAGGAGTTATTCTCCAATGGATCCGACCATGAATTGGGTGGAGAATTGATGGATAACATTTATATTCAGTTACAAGAAATATTTTCCAGATTTTAAAGTGTTGTTTAATTACAACACGATGGTTGACAAATATTTTAAATCTGGTATAATAGAGTCTTGTTCAGTTGATAAGGAAATAAAATGTGTTGTACAAAATGTAAAAAATGGCATTTCTTCTTGAATCCTTGTGAAGCTGGAAGAAAATAAAAGTTAGTTGGTGGTGTTCATCTAGAGGTCTAGGATAGTAGCCTTTCACGCTATTCACACGGGTTCAAATCCCGTACACCACGCCATACTAAAATACATTAGGTTACCTAAACCATTAGGTGATTGTTACGCTGGATGTCCTGCCGAGGACGTAGTAAAACAATCACACGAAAGCTAGTGACATTAAGCAATTTTTGTCCGAGGTAGGCCGATGGATAATTTAGGAAGTAATGACCGTACAGGCCTATAACAGACGTTGTTATAGTGTAGAGATAGATGTACAATGGTTCCTAATGTATTTTAGTATGGTCTCATAGTATAATGGTTAGTATAGCGGCTTGTCACGCCGTTGATAGGAGTTCGATTCTCCTTGGGACCGCCAGTTTTTAAAATGTGTGTAGCAGTTGAGTCTGCCATAAAACACGGTTCGCCTGTAGCACGGTACTCAGCCCGACATAAAGAACAGTTACTGACCACACATTTTAATTTGTTTTATGCTCAGAAACATCCACGCTACGGTTCGCAACCGTGGGTCCACGGTGAGTTCGCTACTCA